ACACCCAGTGGTACAGGCCCGCGGCCATCAGCATCAGCACGAGCGACAGCGAGACGAGCGCGAGCAGCGCCGCGGACACTTTTTTCATTCGAACCCCCCTTGGTCTTGCGAGAAGGGAGTTTAGATCAGTTCTCGACCAGCTTCGCGCGCCGCGGCGTGGGCGGTGCGTCATCTGCCACGGCGGGCGCGGCGAGCACCTTCTGCTGCTCGGCGAGGAGCGCCTGGTAGCGGCCGCGCAGCGCCGTGATCTCGTCGTTCGCCGCCTGCTTCTGGATCGACGCGCGCTTGGCGACGTAGTCGCGCTCGCTCACAAGCTGCGCGGCGTGCTGGAATTCGAGGATGTCGAGCGCTCGGGCGGAGGCGTCCTGCTCGATGCGCAGCACCGTGTCGAACGCGCTCTGCGCGAGCGCCACCTGCTTGTCGAGCTCGCCGAAGAGCGCGGTGAGCGGCACGCCGCCCTTCTTGGCGAGCCCTTGGATCGCGAGCGCGCGATCGCGCTCCACCGCCGCGAACAGCGACTTGACCAGCAGCGAATACTGCTTGGCGCCGTCCTTGTCGGCGTCCTGCATGCGCTGCCAGAAGGTCTGGATCTGCTGGCGGGCGAGATCGGCGCGGCGATTGACGCCGGCCACCGTCTGCGATTGATCGACCAGGCCGTACAGGCTGGCCGCCGCGGAGTCGAACGCCTGCTTGCCGCCAAAGAGCGCCTGGTCGGCCGCCACCCCCTGCCCGCTGATCTGCCCGGAAGCGCTGCGCCGCGCCGCCTCGCGCACGCGCTGTTCCAAGGCCGCTACGGCGCCCGCGGCCTCGGGTGCGTGGGTAACGATGTCGGAGAGCGATGCGAGCGCCCAGCGCCCGAATTCGCGCCAATCCTGCGACGCTGAGCGCAGCCCCTGGGCGATGCGGCTCAAGTAATCGGGGATCGCATTCTGGTTGCCACCACTGATCGCCCGCTGGATCTCGTTGCCGATCTCGGTGAAGCCGCCACCGATGGTCTTCGGCACTTGCTTCGCGCGCGCCTCGATCCGATCGAAGCTCGCGATCATCGCCTCGGCCACGCGCCGCGCGTCGAGCTCACCCGACTGCGCCATGCGCTTGAGCTCTTGCGTGGTGACGCCGAGCGAGGCGGCCAAGTCGCGCGCGAAGTTGTCGTTTTGCTTCAGCAGCGACGAGAATTCGCGCCAGCCCTGCACGCCGAGCGTCAGCGCGTTGGCGAAGAGCGACGCCTGCTCGGCGACCTCCTGCTCCGACTGCCCCGCCTCGCGCGCTTCGATGGCGAGGATCTTGACGAGCTTCGCCGCCGTGTCGGCGCGTCCGCCGAGATCGCGCACCGCCTCGCCGACTTCCGCGAAGCCGCGGCCGAGGCTCGCGTAGTTGAGCTGCAGCTCGCCGGCGGTGTTGCGCAGCTGCGCCTGCACCGTCGCAAGCTCCGCGCTAGTCTCGGTGGCGTTGCGCATGCGCGCGGTCAGCGTCGTCGCCTCGTCGGACAGTGCGGCGAACTGGCGCGCGAGCGCGATCGCGGTGCCGACCGAGATCAGTCCGGCGAGGTAGGCGCGCGCCTGGTTGAAGAGCTGCCCTGCCCTGCCGGCCGCCGTGCCGGCGCCGTCGAGCTCGGCGCGTAGCGTTGCGAGCTTCTCGTTGGCCGCCTGGGTGGCGCGCGCGATCTCCTGGGGACCAACGCCGGCGCTCTGCTTCAGGCTTTCGAGCGCGCGCTTGATGAGATCGATCTGCGCGAGGATGTCCTGCGTCGAGCGCACGCCGAGGATCGAGCGGGCGAGATCCGGCTGCGTCGTGCCGGCTTTTGTGAGCTGCTGCGTGAGCTGCGCCATCGCTTGGCGCGCGACGCTGGCGCGCTCCACCTGGCGCTGGATCTCGTCGTTGACGAGCGCCACGCGCTGCGCGAGCAGCGCCTCCGCCTGCCCGGTGCGCTGCGCTGCATCGCCCACGGCCGCCGTTGCCGGCCCAGCCGAGGCGAGCGAGGTCTTCAGCGCCTCGAACTCCTGGCGCGACACGCGCACGGTGCCGATGAACGCCTGGCCGTCCGCGGTGAGCTTCAGCCCGAATTGGATGTCAGGCATCGTCGGTGCGCCTGTTCTTCACCACCAGCGCGGCGAGCTCCATCAGTCGAATCCCGGCGAAATGCTCGCGCCGCTCCTCGCGCGTGAGATCGAGCTCGTCGAGTACCGCGTGCACACTGGCGTAATCGAGTCCCTGGTAGATCGCCCCGCCCATCGGCGCGACCAGCATTCGCCACTGCGTGCCGAGCATGCGGAACGCCTCGACGATGCCCCAGTTTTCCTCATACACATCGAAGGACATCGCCGCGCGCTCGGCGGCGACCGCTTCGTCGATCACCTCGAACGGCATCCCGACGCCCGCCATCTGAGCCTCGAGGTGGTCGGGATCACCCTGTGGCCCCCGCGCCCAGTGCTGCGCGGCCTCTTCTAGTTTTTTGCGCGCGCCCTCGGCAGCGCGTCGAAATACGCACGCAGCATCGCCGGCGCGAAGCCGTTCCCCATCAACTGCTCGAACGCCTTGTCGGTGAACGGCAGCGGCTCATCGTCGTCGCCTGCGATGTCGCTCCAGTCCTCAACGATGTTGCGCAGGAAAAACCGGTCATCCTGGCTGTCCTCGCGCTGGCGCTCGATCAACGCCTTGATATCGTCCTGTGGCAAGCGCTTGAACTTCAGCCGAAAACGCGCCATCGCCGGACGTCCGTCTTCGCCCGTGTACTCCGCCTCGACCTTCGCCCAGAAGGTCGGGGATTGCGCCACTTTGAACATGGCCCTGCTCTCCGTTGGATGTGAAGTGCGGGGGAAGAAGCCGCCCCCGCTCGGCATGATCAAACTCGCCTCGGCGTTGCGCCGGCGCGTGAGTCCTATATCACGTGCACGCGATCGTGAACTCGTCGTTGCCGGTGTCCGGGTTGAGCGTGGTGTTGAAGCGATCGACCATCGTGTTCTCGAACGTTTCCTCGGCGTGGTCGACGAGCTGCACCTTCGGCGCGGCGATGGTGACGATGTTGCCCGCCACCGTACCGTGCGTGAGCGTGAACGGCACCAGCGTCGCGTTACGCACCAGCGTGAACGGGTCGATGGTGGCGATCGCCTCGGCGCGCATCGAGATCGAGCCCTTCGGCTTGCGATCGGTGATGTCGAGCGTGTCGAGGTTCATCCACAGCGCGTGCGAGACCTCGTTCGCCATGTCGACCGAGACTGCGGAGGTCTTGATGGCGATGCTGTTGAGCGTGAGCGTGCCGGTCCACGCCGGGATCGACGCCTTCGGGGTCTGGAAGCCGGTGTAGTCCGGCGTCGTCGGCAGCGCCGAGTCGCTGATCGGGTCGTAGCGGCCGACGAAGCGGAAGTGCAGCTCGGGGATCTTCTTCGCCGACATGTTGACCGTGACATTGCCCATCGCACCGAGCAGCTTGCCCCGGCGGCCGTCGCGGTTGATGTAGAGCGTGATCGACTCGAGCGCCGAGCTCACCGGGTTGTACGTGACGCTGGTGCTCGCCACGATCACTTCGGCGAAGGCGCACGCGCGCACAAGTGGGCCCCACTTGGGCGCCGTGCCCGCCGCACCCGAGCCGGCCATCTCGACGTCGAACTCGACGACGGCCTCCTCGAGGATCGGCAGCTGCTCGCTGTTGCCGAAGTACGGCCGCTGGATCGCGCGGTCCTCGCTTTCCACGCGCAGCGGCGTGTAGGTGAGGTTCTTGCAGAGGATCGCGTTGGCCGACGCGGTCGGCACCGGGTCGGTGAACTGCGTCACCTCGATCTTGGCGAGGACAACGTATTTTTTCGGCGACATGGTGCGCTACTCCTTGGCGGCGGGTTCGGCCTTCGATTCCGCGGGTGCCGCAGCGGCGCTGGCGCTTTTCGCGGCCTTGCCCTTCGCGGCGCGCTTGGCGGCCGACGGCACTCGTTTGGCGGGCTTGCGCGGACCGCTCGCGGCGGAGCTCTTCGCCGCGCGCTTCGACTCACCCGCAAGCGGCGGTCCTTCGACGCGCGTGAGCGAGCCGTCCTTGGCCTTCAGGTAGCTGCCGCCCTGCGCCGGATGCAGGAACTTCGTCTGCGGTTCGCCTTCGTCTCGTTTCGCCATCATTGGCTCCTGATCAGGTACGCGGTACGGTAGAAGTCCTGCCACCACAGCACGCCATTCGCGAACACGAGCATGGCGCCCTGCACGAACTCGACGTTGTCCTCGGCGCCTTCCGGCACCCAGCCGAGCAGCGCTTCGCGTATCGCCAGGCGCACCGGCTCGAGCGATTGCGCCGCGGCCTCTGCGACCGCGTCGGAAAGGTTGCGCACCGCGATGAGCACGACGCACTCGGCGCTGACCCGCTGCTCGACGAGCTGATCCATGAACGGGTTGTCGCTCGCACTCTCGGCGGCGGGCAGCACGAACGCGGCCGGGAAGTTCTTGAGCACGCTCGCCGCAGCTTCGTAGTCGTAGGCGCCGCCGACCTGCTTGAGGACCGGCACCGCATCGCGCAGCCGCTGAATGATCGGGCGAACATTCACGACTTCTCGCCGGTGAGCACGCGCCCGAGGATGCCGGTGATCATGGCGCGGTCTTCACTCGAAATCCCGAGGAACGGGCGCGCGGGGACGCGCACCTGCTTCTTGCGCGCCCAGCGCTTGCCGACGCGGAACGTGAGATACGGCGCGCGCTTGGCGGTGATCGTCTTGCCGAACTGATGCACCGCCGCCCACGCATAGGGCACGCCGACCACCACGCTGTTGCCCTGCACCTGGTGCGACACCGCGTTCATAAGATGCACGCCGGTGTCGATCAGCGGCTGGCCACCGCGCAGCACCGGCGCCCAGGCGGCACCTTCGGGCGAGCGCGACTCGCGCATGCGCAGCTTCGTCGACTGCACCAGGCCGCCGCCGATCGGATCGAGATACGTGACCGGATTCGCGGCGAGCGCCTCCGCGCGCGCGAGCGCCGCGCCTACGCCGCCGTCCGTCATCTCGATTTGCAGGAAATTCGGCATCTCAGCCCGGCATCGTCGCGAGCAAGTCGTCGTTGAAAACGCGCGTGCTGGTGACCACCGTCAGCGCGCCGCCCGAGCTCGCAGGCGCGACACCGGTCGCATCCGGCAGAGCCGCGACGCCCTTGGCGACGTCCTTCAGCTGCGCCAGCGCGTCGTCGTAGTTCGCGGTGACCACGCTGTCGCTACCGGCGCGGTCCTTCCATAGGATCTTGCGGGCGATGTCGCACGCCCACTTGCGCACGATCGTCGGAACTGGTGACAGCGGCGTCAGGTAGCGCGCGGCAACATAGGCGTCGATGAGGCTCGTCGCCTCCTCGCACGCCTTGTCGATCTCGGCATCGTCGGACGAAGTCGCCGCCGACTCATCGGTCAGCTGCGCGAGCTCCTGCGCGCCGAACCGCTGAACGAGATCTGCCTTTGCGCAGTACGCCGCCATCGGTCATTTCTTCTTGGCGCGAGCCTTCTGTTCGTCGCTGCCGCCGGTGAGCGCTTCCTGCGTCGGGGAGCTCGGCGTGGCCGCAGCACCGCTCGCGGGAGCACGCGCGGCTTCGCCGGCCAGGCCGGCGGGCATCTGCGTGCCGCTCAGCTGACCGCCACCGAGCGCGTCGGCGTCCTGCTCCCACGTGTGCGGCAGATCGTCAGCGCGCCGCGCGACCGCGCGCATCTGCGCGTGTGCGGCAGCGTGGCGCTGCTGGGCGTCTGCGACACGGCGCTGTGCCTCGGCGAGCGCCGCCTGGGCGCTCTTCAGCTCCTCGTCCGCCTCGCCGAACTCCTTGTGCGCGGCGGCATACGCCTTCTCGTCGATCTCCTGCGCGCGCTTGGCGGGCGCTTCGAGGGCGGCGCACGAGGCGTGTTCGCGATGCGACACCGAGCGCACGCCGAGCAGCGGCTTGGCTTCCTCGTCGGTCAGGTCGACCTCGTCGCCGGCGCGGTAGAGCACGCCGTGGTGCTCGACGTTCGACTCGGCGATGTATTTCGACGTATTTGCTTTTTCCATGAAAGCCTCCGAGCGCGCGTCAGGCGACCGCGTTGATGAAGAGGTAGCCGAGATCGTTCGCGGTGACGAGCTCCTTGACCGACTCGCCGACGCGCACACGCACGCCGCCGCGCATGCCGATGTCGCGATCCTCGATGGAGCCGGCGATGCGGCTGCCGAACTGCGCGGTCAGGCCCCAGGTGGTGCCGCGGGCCGCGCTCGCGAGACTGTCGCGATAGATCAGCGCGAAGTGCTTGCCCCACACACGCGCGAGCGACGCCGTCTGGCCCCTCTTCGCGCTGTTCACCCACGACTCGCCGACGTAGATCGCGTCGAGCTCGAGGAGGTCGGCGAGCTGCTGCTGCGTGGCGATGCCCTTGGTTCCGCCGGGACCGTAAATCGCCTTCAGCACCGCGGGATTCTGAATCAACTGCGAGTACACCGCGCGCCCCATCACGGCAATGTTCGGGCGCATCACCATGCCGTCCATCGCGGAGAGGATCGCGCTCACCGGATTCGAGTTGGTGAAGTCGCTCCACTGCGAGGTGCCAGAGAGCGTCGTCTTGTTCGCCGCCGCGTACTGATTGGTGTCGAAGGTGAGGGTTGCGACGCGCACTTCGCGATCGAGCTCGATGAGGTTGGTCACGAACTCGGTGGCCTTGCCGAGCGGATCGTAATTCGGCGGGGCGTTTTCGATGTCGGCGTTCGGCACGCTGTCATCGAGCGCGTAGTCCTGCGTCGAGGCGCTGGTTTCCGTCGCCGTGAACTCGACCTGGTTGGGCGGCGAGCGCCGGCCGACCTTGGTGTCGGGCACCGTGAAGCCATCGGCGAGCGCGTGCTTTAGGTACTTGAAATCCTGCTTGCCGACCGGCACGCGCGGCATCACCTGGTCGGCGATCATCCGCGCGTTGCGGTACATCAGCGCGATGGCGGTCAGATCCGGTTGGATCGGGAACGGTGCGGGGGCGCCCATAGCGGTGTCCTTTGGTTACGCGAAAGGTGATCAGCCCTGGAAGCTCTGCGGGGCGATCTGCACGGTGAAGAGGTCACCCGCGACCGCGGAGTCGAGCGCGCGGCCGATGATGTAGTTGTTCGTGCCCGCCGCTGGTGCGGCGGTGACGCCGGCGCCGGCCGAGTCCGAGCAGATCGGATCGCCGCGCGTGGCCGGGCCGCCCGCGACGACTTCGTACTCGCCCCCGGCGACGACGTCGCACACCCCGCCCGAGGCGTAGCTGATGTCTTGCACCGAAACACCGACGACCTTGTCGGTGGCCGCGGCGGCGAGCACGACCGTCTGATCGGCCGAGCCCATCTTCACGAGGCGGTTCGGCGTGATCGAGCCGCCTGCGATCATGGGGATGTAGCGCGGATTGCGGATCGACATG